AAAAATTTATGCACTAGAAAATTTAATAAGTGCAACTAAACAAATAGAAAATCTTAAAAAAGAAAGGAGTGAATATGAAAACAATAGTATTAGGACCACCAGGCACTGGCAAGACGACAACGTTGTTGAACAAAGTAGATGATTATTTAAAAGAAACAGATCCAGATAGAATTGGTTATTTTGCTTTCACACAAAAAGCTGCATATCATGCGCGAGACGAAGCAATTAAAAAATTTAATTTAACCGAAGATGATCTTCCATATTTTAGAACTCTACACTCATTAGCATTTAGAAAATTGGGACTTAAAAAAGATCAAGTTATGCAATCCCGACACTATAAAGATCTTGGAAAAAAGCTAGGATTTCCCGTCTCTTATGCGGAACATCAAGAAGATCACGGTATATTTACTTCTGATAGTGAATATTTACAAATAATTCAATTAGCTCAACTTAGAAATATTACACCTGAACAACAGTATAACAGAAGAGAACACACACAAGATTTAGAACTAGATAAATTAAATATTATTTATAATGAATTAAAAAGATATAAAAAAGAATATAACTTAATAGATTTTAATGACATGATATTAGAATTTATAAAGTCAGATAAATCTCCAAACTTTGATGTTGTATTTATTGATGAGGCACAAGATTTATCTTTAATGCAATGGGATATGACAAAAACTATTTGGAATAAAACTGAAGATACTTTTATTGCAGGTGATGATGATCAGGCTATTTTTAAATGGGCTGGTGCTGATGTAGATTCTTTTATAGCTTTACAAGATCAAATGATAAATCTTCCTCTTATACAATCACATAGAATACCTATTAAAGTTCATCAATTGGCAATGGGAATTATAAATAGAATTAAACATAGAATAGATAAAACATGGCAACCTAAAACTAATGAAGGAAGTTTACACCGACATTTTGATATTGATTCAGTAGATATGTCTTCTGGTGAGTGGTTGGTGTTAGCTAGAACTAAGCACATGCTTAAAGAAATAGAGGATACTTTATATCGTAAAGGTTTATATTATGAAACTCGGCATAAACGTAGTTATGAGAAAGATATTCAAGAAGCAGCCACAGACTGGGAACATTTACGTCAAGGACAGTTATTATCTTATAAACAAATAGAAAAAATTTATGGGTATATGTCTCCTAATCATAGAGATAAAACTTTGATGCATGGAATGACCAAAGGATCTTTTTATGGCATTGATCAAATAACTAAAGACTTTGGATTAAAAACTAAAAAAGTTTGGTTTGAAGCATTTGATGATGCAGGCTCACGACGAATAGAATATTTAAGAAAGATGCGAGCTAATGGTGAACAGTTAAATAAAAAACCAAGAATAGAACTATCCACAATACATGCAGCTAAAGGTGGTGAATCACAAAACGTAGTGCTTCTTACTGATCTTACTAAAACAACATTGAATACTTATGAAAAAAATCCAGACGATGAGAATCGATTATATTATGTAGGTGCAACTCGAACAAAAGAAAATTTACACATTATAGAACCTAAACAATATAATAAAGGATTTATTATATGAAGCCATATGATAAACAAATTGGCGGAACACACTATCAGAAATTTAAAATTCAGCCAAGTAAATTCGTAATCGAAAATGAGTTGCTATACCCGGAAGGATGCGTTATAAAATATATCTTGAGACATAGATTGAAAGGAAAAAAACAAGATTTAGAAAAAGCAATTCACTTTATAGAAATGATTATTGAACGAGACTATCCAAAAAAAGATTTTTTAGAAGAAGCTGAGAAAGAGAAAAAGGAATTAGCAGAATCATATCAAGAATCAAAAAGACAAGCCGAAGAACGGAAATCCAAAGAATGGTTAAAAGGCTACAATAAATGGAAGAAAAATAAATGATACAACAACCACTTTTCAAACCACAAACAGAATGGCTGCCGCCAGAAGAATTTCCAGATCTATCTAAATATAATGAAATTTCAATAGACCTAGAAACTAAAGACCCTAATTTAAATATAAGTAGAGGCTCTGGTTCTGTTGTGGGAGTAGGAGAAATTGTCGGAGTTTCTGTCGCTGTTAAAGATTGGTGCGGATATTATCCAATTGCTCATGAAGGCGGCGGTAACATGGATCGTAAAAAAGTCTTGAAATGGTTTCAAGGTGTATTAAGTACACCAGCAACAAAAATTTTTCACAACGCCATGTATGACGTTTGTTGGATCAGAGCATTAGGTTTAAGTATCAGCGGTAAAATAGTGGACACGATGATTGCATCGGCCCTTGTTGATGAAAATCAAATGCGCTATGACTTAAACAGCTGCTCTAAAAGATACACTGGAAAAGGAAAGAATGAAACAGATTTATATGCTGCGGCAAAAGATTGGGGTGTTGACGCCAAAGCAGAAATGTATAAACTACCTGCCATTTATGTTGGCGCATATGCAGAAAAAGATGCTGAGATAACTTTAGACCTTTGGCAAGAATTAAAAAAAGAAATTATACATCAAGACTTAAATTCTATTTTTCAATTAGAGACAGAACTTTTTCCTTGCTTAGTCGATATGCGTTTTTTAGGAGTCCGTGTAGATACTGAGTCCGCTCACAAATTAAAGCAAGAATTACTTGAAGAAGAAAAAGAATGCTTATTAAAAGTAAAAAAAGAAACATCAGTAGATGTTCAAATATGGGCTGCACGTTCCATTGCGCAAGTTTTTGAAAAACTTCGCCTACCTTTTGACCGCACTGAAAAAACAAATTCTCCCTCATTTACAAAAAATTTCCTTCAGAATCACCCCCACCCTCTAGTGAAACGAATAGCCCGGGCTCGTGAAATAAATAAGGCCCATACCACTTTCATTGATACCATAATCAAACATTCCTACAAGGGAAGAATCCATGCTGAAATCAATCAGCTTAGAGGAGATAATGGAGGAACAGTAACGGGAAGATTTTCTTATTCAAATCCAAATTTACAGCAGATACCAGCTAGAGATAAAGAAATTGGACCTAAGATAAGGTCATTATTCATACCCGAGGAAGGCCATACATGGGGTTGTTTTGACTATTCTCAGCAAGAGCCTAGGCTGGTAGTACATTATGCAACTTTACAGAATCTCTACGGAGTGGACGAAGTATTGGAAGCGTATCGTGAAGGCGATGCAGATTTTCATGACATTGTTGCTGACATGGCAGAGATACCTAGATACCAGGCCAAGACAATTAATCTTGGTTTGTTTTATGGTATGGGTAAAAATAAATTACAAGCAGAACTCGGTGTATCTAAAGATAAAGCTGAAGAATTATTTAGACAATATCATTCTAAAGTTCCATTCGTAAAACAATTAATGGACAATGTAATGCAACGTGCTCAAGACTCAGGAAAAATTAGAACTCTTTTGGGTCGCCTTTGTCGCTTCCATTTATGGGAGCCCAATCAATTCGGAATTCATAAAGCTTTACCTCATGATGCAGCACTCATGGAACACGGACCAGGGATCAAACGCGCCTACACCTACAAAGCATTAAATAAATTAATTCAAGGATCAGCTGCCGACATGACAAAGAAAGCTATGTTAGAATTATACAAAGAAGGTATAATACCACATATACAAGTGCATGATGAACTTGATATATCTGTTAAGGATAAACAACAAGCGGAACTAATAAAAAGCATCATGGAAGACGCAGTTTATCTTGAAGTTCCTAATAAAGTAGACTATGAATCTGGGCCCAATTGGGGTACAATAAAAGAAAAATAGGAGAAAACTATGGACCATATAAACAAAATAATAACATGGGCTAAAGCTAATAAGCAAAAATCTATTGCTATAGTTGTTGCCGTTGTTTTTTTAATCGTAATCTTTCAATAATTTATGATAAATGGCTTATTTAAATGCAAACATTCCTGTGCTCTATTCACAGATCAGGAGAGAATATCTCTACGATCTTAAAGAACATCATGGAGAAGTGGAAGACTGCATTATCTTTGGCCTGGCATCGATTACAGGGCGCCCTATACTCTTTCATGCAATTATGGAAAACGGTGCTGTATTCTATCGGCTACCGATATCCGCTTTCATTCAGAGAGGGTTTAAAACAGATCAAGTTCCTAGGATGCGACTTGATGAGCTGGAGCTATGGAACTGCTTTAGTTATTATCCTAGTGTTACTTCTTTTGATATCTTAGACGGACAATCTGGAAAGTTTTTTGGAAAAGATAGAAAAACTCATCCAGGCGCATATCTTTTTACTGTTGACTGGGCGCACCCAGAGAGTAATATAGTAGACACTGATCATTCAGAAATACCGCACGAACATAAGTGCGCACACATTCTCGCTCTAGAGGATGGAAATTATGCAGCACAACCTAACAATCGTATCCTTTGGGATATCCCTTCGTTTACAGTAAAAGACGAAGTTCCAGATTGGAAGGTTCAAACTTCTGAATGGAACGTAGAAGATACACGTAAATGGAAAACAGAGGACACTGATAAGTTCTTCTATGATATTGAGGAAAAGAAAAATGATTAAGTGGATAAAATCTTTAATAGAAAAAGTATTTAAAAAAACAAAAACTACATCTGAACTTTTAAGAGAAGGTTTTGACGAAGAACAAAAGGCGTTGGAACTAGAAGAAATAGTAGAAGAATCTGTAGTAGAAAAAATTCAATGTAATACACATTCAAGATTTAAAAAGTCTTGTCCTATTTGTAATGAGGCAGCTAAGTGACCAAAAAATGTAAAAATTGTAATTGTGATTGTCACTGTGATGGTGATATTCATGGAGATGTGTATGGAGCTTGCACGTGTCAAAATTGTAAGTGTCGCGAAGTAAAAGATGAGCCAGAAGGTCTTGTTATTGATGAGACTGGAGAATGCGAGTCATGTCAATAGGAGGTAAAGTGAATTATACTTTTACATCAGTATTAATTATATTACTAATGTTATTTGTTCTGTTTGCTGAACCAGCGCATTCAGATTCAACTCAAACTAACGTTTCTGGATCTAATACTTCAATTGAAGGCGGTTACACTTCAGAGTCAACAACTACATACCAATCAGGTTCTGAATCTACATCAACAACTAACAACACTACAAATTCCGATATAAGATCTTCACCACCATCGGCAGCAGCTCCATCATATAATGCAATGACACAGGATGTATGTGCCGTTGGAGTTTCCGCAGGCGTACAAACTTTTGGAATTGGTGTCAGTGGTGGAAAGCACATGATTGATAAAAATTGTGAACGATTAAAATTAGCCAGAATTTTAAATGACTTTGGCATGAAAGTAGCAGCAGTTGCAATCCTTTGCCAAGATGAACGTGTGTTTGAATCAATGATTCAAGCAGGCACTCCATGTCCAATTGATGGTAGAATAGGTAAAGATGCTATGAGTTTATGGAATAAGTATGATCATGAAAGACCTGACTACGACACATATATTAAACGTATGAAAAAACGTGAAGTTGTTGATCTCGAAATAAACAAAATAGAAGCAGAAAAATTGGAGCTACACACTAAATGAAGTGGCTAGTAGCATTCTTATTTCTATTTACCATTGCTCAAGCTGAAGAACTAACCACAGGAAATCTATTACCTAATGCAGGAGATGGTGTAGACTGGAATTCCAGCACTACAGATCAGATCAATCCTGGAAGCTCTGGATATGTATCTAACGGCACTGTAATGAATGGATTTACAGTCACATGTGCTACTTCTCAAGCTAATTGCGGATACAAATGGAGTGTAGGTGGTGACTTTGAAGTCACGGGTACTGCAACATTATCTGCAGATGACATTGCCTTAACTAACACTGCTCGTACTCAGGACATGTTGGATAATGGAATCACTCTTAATAATTATATAGACATCGCAAACTGTGACCATGAAGCTGGAAATTGTGAAGGTGACACTGGAGCCACAGATTCCCATACAATTACCATTAAAGTAAAAGATTCAAGCGGTACAGTTTTATCCACGACAACTCAAACAAGAACAGACATAGATGGATTTAAAGGAAATTGTAATGGATATCCTACTAGTTCATCAGCAGGTGTATCTGCAGCATGCGGCCAGTATAATAATACAGTTGTATATAACAACACAGGAGCCAATAAATTAGACTGGTCCTGGAGTGGTACTGATAATAATACAGGCTCTGGAGTTAGAGGTGGACCAAATCTTCTAGGTGCTAAGCTGACAATGACTTATGATAATACTGTACTAGATACAGAAGCATCCACAGCATTAGAAGATATAGAAGAAACACTAGAAGATCTACAAGAAGAAGTCTTCGAAGATATGGAAGAATTCTATTTTGAAGAAGAAACTTTCACTTTTGATGAAGAACCTCAATTTGAAATGGAGACAACTATGGGAGATTTTACATTTTCAGAAGAGTTTTTTGAAGAATTCTTCGAAGAAGAGTTCTATTTTGAAGAAGAAGAAATGTCATTTGAGGATGAATCAATGTTTACATTTGCAGATGATGGAATGATGGAGGAAATATATGAAGAAACAAACGAACTCGTTGAAACTTTCTTACCGATGGTTTCTGAAGAAGAGGAATTTTCACCTACGGAAACGTTTACGACGGAGACATTTGAAGAAGAAATAATAGAGGAAGAGCCCATGATGACTGAAACATTTGAGGAAGAAGAAATGATCGAAGAAGAGCCTACTATGACTGAAACATTTGAAGAAGAAGAAATGACTGAAGAACCTACTGAAATGGCTGAAGAAGAGATGATAGAAGAAGAATCTACTGAAATGGCTGAAGAAGAAGCAGTTGAAGAAGAGTCTACAGAAATGGTAGAAGCAGAAGATGAAGAAACGTTCGAAAAAGAAGCACAAGAAGAGGAATCTACTAGCGAAACTACTACAGCATCCACTGTTCAGAGCGAGAAGCTTGCCAAACAAAAAAAGATACAACAGAAAAAAGCTATCGTCAAAAATCTCGCTAGAATAATGGATAAAGTTGACAAGGATATTAAGGACATTGCCAAAAATTTAGCTATCAAGAATATCATAAAAATGCAAGCAATGACAAGTGAGCAGGCATCTTTAGACATGTATCAAAATGCAGTATTTTATAAGCCAAAAGACATATATTTAGACCAGTTAAACATCTTTGATTTTAGACAAATATACCCAAATACTAGTCTTGCAACTTATATTCAAAATGATAAGATCGAAATCAAAGCCAGAAAACTTAATGAGATAAAGATTAAGAAACAAAGGCTTTTAATGGAACTAAAGGAGTTAAAAAATGGTTGAAGAGACGGTAGACAAAAAAATATCTAGAAAAACTGCTAGAGAGTGGAGAAGAGATCTTTTAAAAAGATCTAAAAAAAACCTTCCTGACCCTCATGGAGAAGGTGAGCCTAGAAAAGGGGCAAGTGAAAGATTTTATAAGGCTATTCCAAAATTTAGAGGAATTGAAAAAGCAATGACATTGGGTAGTTATCTTGGTAAAGGAAAAGAATTAAAAGGTGGTGGAAGAGCAGTGTTAAAAAAAGGCGGAAAAGTCTAGTGGCTGATAAAAAATTTAATCTAAAAGACCAGCTCGCAGGAATCGCTGCACTCATAGCAGCCATCGTTGCAATCGGTGGTGGCTTTGTTAAGTATGGTGAGGTTATGACTAAATTAGAAGTATTAGAAGGTGCATCTAAAAGTATTGATATGAGTTTTTTATCTGAAATAGAGGTTTTAAAAGAAAAAGTAGCAAAATTAGAAAGTGTAGATACTTCACACGAGCACCCGGTTACTCATGATCACACTAAATCTTTAGTTAATGCTAAAGAAATCGAATTACTAAAAGTTCAAATAGAAGAAATAAAAGTATCTACGTCAAACCCCCTAACTAATTAATATGAAAAAGCTATATCTAGTGTTAGCACTATTATTTGCATTAAGCGCCTGCACGATCGGGCAAAAATGTACTTATACTCAAGAGGGAACTAAACTTTCATCTTGGTTTTGGATCACTGATGGTGAAATACCCGTGGACTTGAGCAAAGAAAACTGTAACTAATGTTCGGCGACATTGACATAAAAACTGAAATAGTAAATGGAACCTGTCCTACTTGCACCTGTCCCACATTATTAGTGTCTATTGCACGCGATCACTACAGATGTATCACCTGTGGCGCAGATCTAAGACAACATGTTAACGGCAAAATTTCATATATTCCACATGTAAGTAATCCTGAACAAATAAAATTCGAATTGCCTAAAAATGGCTAAAAAAGGTCTTTACGGCGTTAATACCTACCGCGAAAGAACTAAAAGAAAGATTGGACGACATAAAAAGCG